GCGGCGGCGTAGGCGGCGGCGGCGGCGGCGTAGGCGGCGGCGTCGGCGGCGGCGGCGGCGGCGGCGTCGGCGTCGGCGGTCCGGGCCTTTCGACCCGCCTCGCGGACCAGCGCCAAATTAACGTCGGAAGGGTCAACCAGCCACGCCTGCAGGGCGTCGAGGACCGGCTGGACAGCCCCCGGGTTGTGCTTGGCCACACGCGCGACGAAGCTGACCGCCAGCTTGACGCTGGTCACCCGGTCGATGGCGCCCGCACGGCGGAGCAGCCAGAGCATCCAGTCCGGGCGCGTGCAGCGGGCCCAGGCGGTCGCGAGGTCCTGGTCGCCGATGAAGGCCATGGCATCGCCGCAGGCGTCGAGCTCGGCGCAGTATTCCTTGAAGGTCTTGGTGGTCGTGTTCATGGCAAATTCTCCTTTATGGGTGGGTGACGGTGAGCTCAGGCCCGGGCGTAGCCGGCGGCCTCGAGGTTGGCGACGATGAGGGCCAGCTGCGCGGCGGTCCGCGCGTGGTGGGTCGTGGTCTTCAGGCCCTTGGCCAGCTGGATGGCCGACATGACGCGGTAGCCGCCGGGCACGGTGAAGACGGCGTAGGTCGGGGCGGGGTGGACCGGGGGCAGGTTGTTCATGACGCGGACGAGGGCCTGGAAGTTGGTGTCCATGTTAACGTACCTCCAGCTTGCCGGCACGGATGGCCGCGCGGATAAGCAGGTCCTTCTGGATGCAGAGCGGGTGGGACTTGTAGATATTCGGGACCAGGGCGCTAAGGGTCGCGATGGTCTGGTCTTTGTAGTTGTTCAGGTTGACGCGTTCGTTATTCATATCTATAATATACCCCGATTCCGGTCCCGCGTACACCACTTTTTGGAAAAGAAGTGGCGCAATAAGTGGAACTAATAGTTCCACTTACGGCAAAACAACGCGACAAGTTGGGAATTTTTAGTTAATAGCCTAAGCTTCTTTAGGCTCGCGGTCGCGCGGCAGGCACCAGACGGTGTAGCTGTCGAACTCGACGTTGTACACGACGGCCACGGACTTCCGGTCGCCGACGGCGCAGGCCTCCAGGATGGCCAGGTTGGGCCCGGTTCCCGGGCGCACGGTCACCGTGAGTTTGGGGTAGTCCTTGAGCCCCGGGTGGGCCTTCCGGACGCCCGGTTCGCTGGGGTGGGGGATGCTCATGTAGGCGCTAGGTGCCATGGTACAGCTCCTGGAAGCGGGTGAGGAAGAGCTTCTTGGCCTCGGCCGGGCCAAGCGGGGCGAGGGTAAAGTTGGCCGGCGCGACGTGGAGGTCCCAGCCGCGGGGCGGGCAGTCGAGCAGCTGGCTGGCCTCGGTCGCGAGCATGACGTGGTCCGCGTGCTTGACCAGCGGGTGGTCAAGCAGGTCCGAGTCGAAGCCGAAGCGGTCGGCGACGGCCTGCTCGACCTTCATCTCGAGGACCTTGAACTGCGGCACCATGGCCTTGACCGGGGTGATGAGGTCCCCGAGGTAGGCCTCCGACGCGTCGTGGAGCAGGCCGACCAGGGCCAGGTGGTCCGGCAGCATGCCCGACACGTGGACGCAGTGCTGCGCGACGGAGTAGAACTCCCGGACGTGGCCGTTGAAGCGGCACTGGAGGCTGAGCGCGTGGGCGATGTCGCCGACGTCGACCATCCGCGCCTTGGGGTTGTGGAACTCGAAGCGGTGGCCGCGGTAGGTCTGCTGCCAGGGCCAGGTGGTTTGGACGGTCATTTGATGGGCTCCGGGTATGAGATGTTGATGGCCTGGTGGCCGCCGTGCAGCCAGGAACGCGGCGTGACCTCGATGTAGCACCTTTCCTGGTTGGCCTTCTGGTAGACGCGGAAGGCGACGTTGTGCTTCCAGGGCAGGAGCTTCAGCTTCCCGCAGACGGCACACAGGCCGGTCGGCGCGCCCTGGTGGCTCAGGTACAGGCACACGTCGTTCACGTGGTAGGACCGGCTGACGTGGCAGTTCACGCGCCCCACCGCTCGAGCTTGTGGTAGACCAGGAAGGTCGAGACCGGGGTGGGCGCCCGGTAGGACACCAGGAACTCGATGTGCGCGGACAGCAGGCGGTTGAAGGTGCCCTGGTTGAGGAGGAGCCAGTTGGTTATCACGGCGCGGCCTCACGGTGTTGGATGAGGTGGCCGACGACGATGACCACGGCCAGGATGAGGATGAGCTTGGTGGTGGCGAACATGGGTCAGTCCTTTCTGACGAAGAGGGCGACGAAGTAGAACTCGAGGCTGAGGGACAGGGCCGACATCAGGTGGTCGACGTCGTTGCGCGCGGCGTAAATTATGGCGATGAGCAGCCAGGCAAAGGCGCCGAGCTTAAAGGCGAAGACGGCGCTCACGACAGCCCCCACCGGAGCGAGAGGGCGAGCACGACGCAAAACGCGAGGCCGAACATCCCGATGAGGGTGAGCGCGGCGCCGACGGCGAGAGGCAGGTTGCGACGCATGGGTCAGGCCCTCCCGTTCAGCGGGCAGCGCGTGGCGTGCGTCTTGAACGCCTTCCAGTGCGCGGCGCAGGTGCAACCCCGCGGGGGCTGGCCGAGGGCCTCGGAGATTTGGGCCGGGGTCCAGTGGGGGTCGCACGGGTCTGTGATGTGGACCGTCGTCTGCCCGGGGCCCGGGTTGTTGGGCGGGAACGTCGACGGCGGCGTGGGGGCCGCGCGAAGTCCCGCGCTTGCCAGCTTGTTGGCCATGTGGCGCTGCTGGAGGCTTCTTAGCAGGACGGCGAGGGACGTGGCCATGCCGGGCGGGATGACGGCCTGGACGTGCAGGGCCCAGCCGGGCACGCAGTCCGGGTCGAGGTCGTGGGTGTCAGCGGGCGCGTTGTAGCGGGCCACGTGGCCGCCGAGCGCGAGGAGCAGGGCCTCGTTGGGCGTGACGTCGACCCCGTGGCAGCGGAGGGTGATGCCCCGGAAGGCCAGGGCGGCGAGGCCGGCGACCTCCATGAGGTTCTGGTAGTAGTCGAGGGGCATCTGGTAGTTGTGCGGGTTCACCGGGGGACCTCCTGGCGTTTGATGGGGTAGCCGTGCGCGTCGAGGATGCCGAGGCGGATGAGCTCGGCGCGGATGGTGTCGAACTGGGCGGACGTGGCGACGCGGGTGGCGTGGCCCGCCTCCTTATCCCAGTCGTCCTGGGAGGCGCGCAGCCACCAGGGCGTCACGCAGCGGCGCAGGTCGGCCACGGCGCGCGAGTCGGGGGCCAGGGTCACGTCGCTGGCCAGGCAGTCGGAGAAGGCGCGCTCGATGACCTCGAGGTGCTCGTCGCTACCCGGCTCGCCGCGCATGATGCTGTAGAAGGTGGGCATGGACATGTCCTGGCGGTCGACGTGCTGGCGCCAGAAGTCCTGGAGCCGGGGGAAGAGGCGCTTGATGTGCGCGACGGTGTCGAGGGACAGGTAGGTTTTACGGATGGGCGTTCGCATGTAGATAATATACCACAAGGTGTGGCCAAAAGGTGTCGCAACGTGGTCATTGCGACATGCACGGCGGACATTTGACCCTTATTTGTCAAAAAGGCATATAGGGCCCCCTCATTTTTAAAGCTATATAGGGACTTATTAAATCATTATTTTAAATCTACTTATACTTAAAGTTATAATTTAATATCTTCCTATATAGGAAAGGGCATAGGGGCCCTACATTGGTTGTTTGAACAAGTACTTTCGCGACAAGCGGCGTGAGGGCGAACCCCGGTTTCCCTTTTGTCGCAAGTTTTGTCGTGACGCGCTTTTGTGTGTACTTTTGCGCGCAAAGTGCGTATATTTATTAATAGGTCGATTCTCATTGCCTTTTCAACCTGGCCACCGTCCCGCCGGCCGCCCAAAGGGAGCCCTCAACAAGACGAACCGCGTGTCGCGGAACGTGGCGGACGAGCTGTTGCGCAAGCTCGAGGAATCGGGCGACCCGACGCCCCTCGAGTGGCTCGTGCGGGAGATGCTCGACAAGGAAAACCCGAAGATGCTTCGGTCGGATTGCGCCAAGGCCGCCGCCCCGTACCTGCACCGGAAGCAACCCCAGGCCATCGACGGCGGGGAGACCGCGAACGGCACGTCAAAGCCCATCAACTTCAGCAAGCTGCCGGAGCTCCCCGATGACAAGCTCGAGCAGCTTATCGCAATTGCTGGCGAACTTTCCGACGATGGAGGAACTCCTGGCGGAGAGGGAACGGCGCCGGAAGAACCTGCACAACAGGATGTTCCCGGACACGGGGAGCCTGCGCCGTGAGCTCTACCCGCGCCACCTCGAGTTCTTTGCCGCCGGCACCCAATACCGTGAGCGGTGCTTCATGGCGGGCAACCGCGTCGGGAAGACCGTGGCCGGCGGCTACGAGCTCGTCTGCCACCTCACCGGCAACTACCCCCACTGGTGGGCCGGCCGCCGCTTCGACAAGCCCGTCGTCGCGACCGCCGCGGGCGACACGGCCAAGACCACCCGCGACATCATTCAGGGGAAGCTTCTCGGCCCCGTCCATGACCTCGGCACCGGCCTGGTCCCCGGCGGCGCCATCGTGGACAAGCGCCCCAAGACCGGCGTGCCCGACGCCTTCGAGGTCGTCTACGTCCAGCACGTCGCCGGCGGCGTCTCAACCCTCTTCCTCAAGTCCTACGACCAGCGCCGGCAGGCGTTTCAGGGCGATGAGATGGACTACGTATGGCTAGACGAGGAGCCGCCGCTCGACATCTACACGGAGTGCCTGCTCCGCACCATGACGACCGACGGGCTCGTCGTGCTCACCTTCACGCCGCTCATGGGGATGTCTGATGTCGTTATGTCGTTTTTGGAGGACGGCCGGCTGCCTGGTCGCGTTGACCTGGACCCTGGCGTGCGCGCCCACGGGGACCCGGCATGAGGCCTTCCAACCCGTCTTCCACCTGCCCCCGGTCCACGTCGACCCCGACACCTCCCGCGACGGTGGCCCCGCGTGGGAACGCCCCTGGGTCGCGCCGAGCCTGTACGTCGGCCTCGAGGAGTGCGACTATTACGACTGCTACCTGGCCGAGGTCCACCCGATGAACAAGTTCGTGGTCATGGCGACCTGGGACGACGTCCCCCACCTGTCCGCCAAGCAGAAGGCGGAGCTGCTCGCCAGCATCCCGCCGTTCCAGCGCGACGCCCGCTCCAAGGGCATCCCGCAGCTCGGCGCCGGCGCCATCCTCCCCATCCCCGAGGACGACTACAAGGTCCTGGACTTTCCGGTGCCCGCGCACTGGTTCAAGAACTTCGGCATGGACGTGGGCTGGAACTGGACCGCCGCGGCGCACATTGCCCATGACCGCGACACGGACGTCATGTACGTCTACCGCACCTACAAGCGCGGTGAGGTGGAGCCCACGGTCCACGCCAAGGCCATCAAGGCCCCGGGCGACTGGATTCCGGGCGCCATCGACCCCGCCGCCAACGGCCGCAGCCAGGTGGACGGCAAGAAGGTCATCGACATCTACCTCGACGAGGGCCTGAACCTGGTGAACGCCAACAACGCCGTCGAGGCGGGCCTGCTCGAGATGTGGCAGCGGCTCGCGACCGGCCGCCTGAAGGTGTTCGCGTCCTGCAGCGACTGGTTCGCCGAGGCGCGCCTCTACCGCCGCGACGAGAAGGGCAAGGTTGTCAAGAAGAACGACCATCTGATGGACGCCACCCGCTACGCCATCATGGGCGCCTTGGAAATTGCGACGAACCTGGCCCCGGTCAAGGACAACGATGACGACGGCACCCCGGGCCTGTACATGCCGTCCTCCAACAGCTGGATGGGCGCGTGAGCAACCAGGTTCGTGACGAGAAGGACGCCGTCGCGCTGTTCGAGGACGCCTTCAAGAAGTCGGAGGACTTCTTCAGCGACATCCGCAAGAACTACGAGGACGACAACTCGTTCTCGCACGGTGACATGTGGCCCACCGACGTTAAGAACGAGCGGGCCGCGGACAGCAAGCGCCCCATGCTCGTCGTGAACAAGATTGACCCGAACGTGCGCCGCATCGTCAACGAGGCCAAGCAGCAGAAGCTGGCCATCAACGTCAAGCCGGTCGGGGACGACGGTGACCCGGACGTGGCCGAGGCCCACCTGCACCTCATCCGCGACGTCGAGTACCAGTCCAACGCCCGCTTCGCCTACATGTGGGCGTTCGAGTGCGCCGTCCGCGCGGGCTTCGGCTTCTTCCGCGTCGACACCGAGTACGAGGACTTCGACTCCTTCCAGCAGGTCGCCCGCGTCCGCCGCATCCGCAACCCCCTGTCCGTGATGTGGGACCCCGACTCCCACGAGGTGGACGGCAGCGACGCCCGCATCGTGTCCATCGTGGACGAAATCTCCGAGGCCGCCGCCGAGCGCCTGGGGGTCCGGCCCAAGGACTCCCTGCCCCAGGGCGAGCGCATGAAGGTCTGGCGGAACGGCGACGGCATCCGGGTCGGTGAGCTGTTCTGGATTGAGGACGTCGACGACCGCCTCTACCAGCTGGCCGACGGCAAGAAGTTCCTCGGCTCCAGCGTTGACCAGATGATTCTGGCGAACCTCAAGGCGTCCGGCCTCATCAAGGCGGACCGCAAGACCTGCCGGCCGGTGGCCAAGTGGGCCAAGCTCTGCGCCGGCAAGCTCATCCAGGGCGAGTACAGCGACCAGCCCATCCAGGAGCTGAACACCCGCTTCATCCCCGTCGTCCCCATCTGGGGCCGTGAGTCCTTCGTGGACGGCAAGCTCGACTTCCGCGGCATCACGCGCAACTCCAAGGACGCCAACCGCATGTACAACTACATGTCGTCCAAGATGGTGGAGCGCATCGCCCTGGCACCCATCGCCCCCTGGGTCGCGGCCGAGGGCCAGACGGAGCCCTACCAGAAGTTCTGGAAGGAAGCCAACGTCAAGAACATCCCGGTCCTGCTGTACAAGCCCAAGACCCTGGGCGGCCAGCTGCTCCCGCCGCCCCAGCGCGCGGACCACTCCTCCGGCGACCCGACCATCGAGCGCTACATGATGGTCGCGTCCGAGGACGTCAAGACCACCTCCAGCCTCTACGACCCCTCCCTGGGCGCGCAGTCGAACGAGACCAGCGGCAAGGCCATCCTGGCCCGCCAGGCCCAGGGCAACATCGCCACCTACGACTTCATCGACAACGCCTCCATGTCCCTGAAGCACGCCGGCCGCATCCTGGTCGACCTGCACTGCCACATCATCGACACCCCCTACGCCCTCCGGGTCCTGGGCGAGGACGGCGTGGCCAAGGTCATCAAAATCAACCAGGAATTTAAGGACGAAAAGAGCGGGGAGACCAAGTTCCTCGACCTCAACACCGGCAAGTATGGCATCGAGGTGGACGTGGGCGCCGGCGACCAGACCCGCCGAGAGCAGGCCGTCGAGAAGCTCTCGAACATCATCGGGGCCAACCCGCAGGCCGGCGCGCTCCTCATGGACGTGCTGGTCGAGAACATGGACATCAAGAACCGCGACAAGGTTGCCAAGCGGTTCAAGGCCACCCTGCCCCCCGAGGTCATCGCCGCCGAGGAGGGCGAGGAGAAGGACAACCCCGAGCTCGACGCGTTCGAGAAGCACGCCGAGGGCATCATCAACGAGCTCAAGGCCCAGCTGGACGAGGTGTCCGCCAAGGCCAAGGAGCTCGAAATAGCCCAGAAGAACAAGGACGGCGAGCTCCAGCTCAAGTCCCGTGAGCTGGACATCAAGGAGCAGGAATCCCGCGCCAAGGTCGAGCTTGAAATTGCCAAGGCGGAGGCGCAAGGCCTCAACGCCGAGAAGGCCGAGGGCAGCGTCGTGGACGCCCTGACCCAGGAAATTCAGGCGACAAAGCAGCAGGTCATGCACCTGATTGACGCCGTCAACCAACTTGCCGAGATGGCCCTGCCGCCGTCCGGAAATGAACCCGCGACCCCGGATTTACCCCCGCCGGGACCCGCGAATGACCCGGGGGCCGGTACGATGCCCGATGCATCGGCACAATCCGTTGGAGACCCCAATGTCCAGTGAAAATCAGGATAATCAGCAGCCCGTGCTCCCCGAAACCCCGGCCCCTGAGAAGGAAGCCGCGGAAAAGGTCAACGAACAACCCGAGAAGGAGAACAAGTCGGCCCCCGCGGAGGGGGAAAAAGGCAAGGAAAACGACGGGGAAAAGAAGCCCGAGGAGCCGGCGCGTCCCAAGCGCAACCGCTACCAGGAGCGTCTCAGCGAAATTACGGCCCAGCGCCGGCACGCCGAGAAGGACGCCAGCGGTACGCGCGAACTAATCCGCGAAATTACCGGCGAGGAACCCCCGAAGCCCTCGGACTTCAAAACCGAGGACGAGTACCGGGCGGCCATGGCGGAACTCCGCCAGAAGCTGGCCCCGTACAAGGCGATGGAGGACAAGACCACCCGCACGCTGTCCAAGCTGGACCAGGAGTACATGAATACCCTGACCGACGCCTGGAGCACGCGTGTCGCGGAGGTCACCAAGGAGTTCACCGACTGGCAGGCCGTCGTTTCGGCCGCCAAGGTGGACCTCACCCCCGAGCTTACCATGGCCATCATGGAGAGCGACGTGGGCCCCCAAATCGCCTACCACCTTGCCAAGAACCCCGACGAGGCGCATGAAATCGCGTCGCTCTCCCCCATCGGCCAAGCACGGCGGATCGGGCAGCTGGAGTCCAAAATCCTCACGGGGGGGATTAAACCCCCGGAAGTTCCCGTGTCCAAGGCCAAGCCCCCCGTGGCGCCGGTCAAGGGTGACGGGGCCAAGTCGAAACCCGACCTCGGTGCAAACATGTCGCTGGAAGAGTACCGGCGCGCCCGCGGCCTCATCAAGTAAGGATTTATCATGTCCCAGACCCTTCTCAACACCGACCAGCTGACCAACGAGTCGCTGATGGAGTTCCACAATAACCTGGTGCTCGGCCGCTCGGTCGACCGCCAGTACGACGACTACTTCGCCAAGAGCGGCGCCAAAATCGGCGACACCCTGCGCGTGCGCGAGCCCGTGCGGATGACGTCGGCCTCGGGCCGCACCCTCTCCGTGAACACCATCACCGAGAAAAAGAAGGACATCCTGGTCGCGACCCAGCGGCACGTGGCGTGGCCCTTCAACTCGTCCGACATGGCCCTCAGCCTGGACGAGTACTCCAAGCGGTACATCAAGCCCGCCATGGCGGAGCTCGCCAGCCAGGTCGACCTCGCGGGCTACGCGACCGCCTTTCCCGGCATCTACAACCACGTGGGCACCCCGGGCACCGACCCGAACACCCACAAGGTGTGGCTGCAGGCCAAGGCCAAGCTGAACCAGTACAGCGTCCCGAAGGGGGATAAGCTGGTCGCCATCATGAACGAGGACGCCGAGGTGGAAACCGTCGACGCGCTCAAGGGCCTGTTCAACGCCTCGTCGGAAATCGACAAGCAGTACAAGAACGGCACCATGGGCCACGCGATGGGCCTGGACTTCAACATGTCCCAGAACGTGCCCCGGTTCACGAACGGCACGGCCACCGCCCTCGGCACCCTGAGCGCCACGGCAACCTCGGGCAGCAGCCTGGCCATCACCGGTGGCACCGCCGGCGGCACCGTCAAGGCCGGCGCGGTCGTCACCGTCGCGAGCTGCTACGCGTTCAACCTGGAAACCCGGACCTCGACCGGCAAGCTCCAGCAGTTCGTGGTCACCGCGGACGTGACCCTGAACGGCTCCGGCGCCGGCACCCTGACCGTGTCCCCGGAAATCATCACCAGTGGCAACTACCAAAACATGACGAGCGCGGGGGCCGTGTCCGGCCAGGCCGTGTCCTTCGTGTCCGGTACCACGGCGTCGACCCAGTACGCCCAGAACCTGGTGTTCCATCCCGCGTTCGCCACCCTGGTGACCGTCGACATGCCCATGGTCTCCGCGCCGAAAATCTCGCGCAAGACCATGGAAGGCATCTCGATGCGTCTCATCCAGACGTACGACGTCATCAATGACCAGGAAATCTTCCGCATCGACATCCTGTTCGGCTGGAGCCTGCTCCGTCCCGAGTGGGCCTGCCGCGTGGCCGGTGCCTGACCCTTAGGGCCTGTGTAGCCATCCCCAGGCCCGCCTTTTTCACCTCAACCAACCACCTTTTCAAGGAAATAACATCATGGGTTCCTCCTCCACTCCCACCGTCACCCAGCTGCTCTCCCGCCTCGGCGGCGACGACGCCCTGACCACGGTCACCAAGCCGGCCTCCACCGCCGCGACGAACACGTCCCCGTATGGGACGGCGGGCGCCGCGCAAATGGACGCCCTCATCCTGGCCGTGCGGACGCTCATCACCGCCTGCGCAGCCAAGGGCATCATCAACGAGGCGTAAGCCTGGGGTGACCCCCTAACCGGGGTCACCTTCCTTCTCTTCAATCACCTTAACCAGGAACGCGACACATGCAGCTCTTTCGCCCCCGCCTCGCCAGCAACAACGTCGACACGCAGTCGATTAGCGTTACCAACACTTCCGCGCCAACGCAGCTGACCGGAAAGGGCGGCGGCCTGCTGCTCCAGAACGTCGGCACCGGCACCTGCTTCGTGAGCTTTGGCAACAAGAACTGCGCCGCCACCACGACCGCCATCGCCATTCCGGCCGGCACGGAAAAAATCATCCGCAAGCCCGAGTGCGGCGAGTACATCGCGGCCATCTCCGGCACCAGCACGACCTTGCTCGTAACCTCCGGGGACGTGGCCTAATGGCCTACACGGTGTCCGACCTGGTCTCCCGCGCGTTGCGGGAAATTGGTGAGCTCCCCGCCGGCGAGACGGTGGACGGTGACTACGCGGACGACTGCCTCGAGACGCTGAACGCGCTCATCGAGCAGCTGACCCTCGAGGACCTGCTGCTGAACTATGAGAAGACTGAGGAGTTCGACCTGGTCAACGGCCAGGAGGCCTACACCATCGGTGACAGCGGCGACTTCAACACCGTCCGCCCGACCGAGATTCTGTCGGCCCAGCTTCGCGACGCCAACAGCCTTGACACCTCGCTCGACCTCATCTCCAACGACACCTACCAGCGGCTAACCCAAAAGGAGACATCCCCGACGCTCCCGACCAAGGTGTGCTACAACCCCGACTACCCGCTGGGCAAGCTGACCTTCTGGCCGACGCCCGCCGCCGGGTTGAAGGTACGCCTCTCCAGCCGCCAGCTGCTTACGTCCTTCGCGGACCTCTCCGACGTGGTGACCCTCCCGAACGGAATGAAGGAGGTGCTCGTGTACGGCCTCGCCGACCGCCTGTGCCTGCCCGCCGGCCGCCTGGACCTGGTGCCCTACGTCAGCGGGAAGTTCGAGGACGCCAAGGCCAACGTCAAGCGCAAGAACGTCAACCAGGACCTGATGGACTTCGACGGCCTCCTTCCGGGCGGCGCGCGCGGTTCCTACAACCCCTACAACGACCAATGAACCGCGTTCCCTTCAGCGGCATCCTGGGGCCGACCTATACCCTCGAGAGCTTAAACGCCGAGTGCCAGCGGTGCGTGAACATGCTGCCCGAACGCGTCGAATCCAGCAACGGCAAGGACGCCTTCTGGCTGAAGCCGACCCCGGGCCTCGAGCTGTTCTGCGCCCTGCCCACGGGCCCCGTGCGGCGCCTGCTGAAGGCGGCCAACGGCCGGGTCTTCGCCGTCGCCAACCGGTTCCTTTATGAGCTGGTCGCTGACGGGACCTACACCCTCCGGGGCACCATGGTCGTGAATGAGGAGCGCGTGCGCATGGCGGACAACGGCCTGGTGCTCTTCATCGCGGTCGGGTCGACCCTGGCGTACTACCTCAAGTACGGCGACGACACCTTTCACGAGGTCACGGACGTGAACTACCTGGGTGGCAGCTGCGTCGAGTTCCTGGACCAGTTCCTCATCGTGAACCGCCCGGACAGCCAGCAGTTCCAGCTGCTGCCGCTGGCCTACGACGGCAGCCAGCCCATGGTCGCGGCGGACGTGTTCACCGCGGAAAGCAGCCCAGACTACGTCACCTCCCTGGTCGTGAACGGCCGCGAGCTTTGGCTGTTCGGCCCGGAAAGCTACGAAGTTTGGTGGAACACGGGCGACTCCCTGCGCACCTTCCAGCGCATCCGCGACGCCGCGTTCAACATCGGCACGGTCGCCCCCTACTCGGTGCTCTCCCTGCAGGGCCGCGTGTTCTGGCTGGGCGGGTCCAAGGAGGGTCACGGCATCGTCTGGGGCTCCAGCGGCTACCAGCCCGTCCGGGTCAGTGACTACGGCGTCGAGCAGCTCATCGACTCCTTCGAGTACATCGACGACGCGGAGGCCTGGACCTACCAACGCGCGGGCCACTTCATGTACGCCCTCAACTTCCCGCGTGCCGGCCGCACCCTGGTCTACGACCTCAAGGAGGACCTCTGGCATGAGATGGAGTATCGCGTGCCGTCGTCCAACAACCGCACGCAACACCGCGCGTCGTGCCACACCTTCGCCTTTAACCGGAACCTGGTCGGGGACTTTGCCAACGGCAACGTTTACGAGCTTTCCTCCGACGTGTACACCGACAACGGCGACCCCATCGTGCGGTACCGCCGCGCGCCGCACATCCAGAAGAAGGCCCAGAAGGTCTTCTACCACTACCTCGACCTGGACGCGGAGGTCGGCGTGGGCCTCGTGAGCGGGCAGGGAAGTAACCCCCTGATTTCGCTGAGATTCTCCGACGACGGTGCCCGCACCTGGGGCAGCTACCACACCAAGTCCCTCGGGGCCCTTGGGAAGTATAAGACGCGGGTCCGTTGGACGCGGCTAGGCTCGTCCTACGACCGGGTGTACGAAATTACCGTGACGGACCCCGTGCCGTTTCGCATCATGGGCGCCAACCTGGGCCTAACCGATGGGGCAGGCTGATGCCGGCGAAAAAGCTCTCCATGATTCCTACCCGCAGCCCGCTGTCCGACAAGGCCGGCGCCGTCGGGGTGGACTGGCTGCGGTGGTTCCAGGACCTGTACTACATCGTCGACCGGCTGATAAACCGGTACGACGCGGACCGGTCCGGCGTGGCCACCCTGGTGGCCGGCACGGCGGTTGTGGCGAACACGGTGGTCACGGCGGCCACCCTGGTACGGCTTACCCCGCAGAGTGCCGCGGGCACGCCCGGTCACCTCTCAATTACCTTGAACCCCGGCACCGGGTTCACCATCACCAGCACCAGCGGGGCCGATACCCGCCAGGTGTTCTACGAACTTGTGGAGGCGTTCTAATGGGACTTGGCGGTTTTCTTTACAGGCACGGTGGGCGTCAAATCTACAAGGGGAGCGGGGATGTTTACGACCACGTCAACCGGCGCTTCGACGACCTATCCGGAAAAACGGCGGCGAAGGAAGCCGCCAAGGCGCAGATGGACGCGACGGACAAGTCCATCGGGTTTCAGCGCGAGATGTTCGACAAGTCCCAGGAGCTCAACCGCCCCTGGCGCGAGGCGGGCATCACGGCCCTCTCCGACCTGGCCGGTGGCTTGAAGTCTGGGGCCTTCGACGCGCCGGATGAGAAGTTCAACTACCAGATGCCTGAGGAGAAGTTCAACTACCAGATGCCTGAGGAGGCCTACACGGCCCCCAAGTTCGACTTTAAGGCCGACCCCGGGTACCAGTTCCGCCAGGCCGAGCAGCAAAAGGCCATCGAACGCTCGGCAGCCGCGGGCGGCGGGCTCTTTGCCGGCGCGACCCTCTCCGACCTCGCCAAGCGTAGCGGTGAGATGGCGTCCCAGGAGTACGGCAACGCCTATGAGCGTTACGACGCGGACCGGGGCTTCGGCTACAACGCCTTCCGTGACAAGCGCGCCGACAACGTGGACCAGCGGAACTTCGCCTACGGGGCCTTCCGCGACCGCGGCGCGGATAGCATCGACCGCCGCAACTTCGCCTACGGGTCGTTCAACGACGCGCAGGGCCGCAAGCGGTCGTCGTTGAACGACCGCTTTAGCCGCCTGTCCTCCCTGGCTGGCCTCGGTGACGCGGCGACGGGCCGTGACGTCACGGGCGCGCGCGGCCTCGGGGACAGCATTTCCCAAAGCATCCAAAGCGGCGGCAACGCCCAGGCGGCCGGCATCGTCGGCGGCTACAACTCGCAGCGTGACACGGCCATGGGAATCGCGGGCCTCGTGGCCAAGTACTACGGGGGTAAGTGATGGGAATTGATGCCTCCATCCCGATGAGTGTTCGCGCCCCCAACCTGGCGGAGTTGGCGGACGCCTTCATGATGGCCAAGAAGTTCAAGTCCGACCAGGAAAGCGTCGCCCTGGACCGCAAGGCCAAGTCGATGGACATGGGCTTCAACCTGGCCCAGGAGGACCGGGCGAAGCGCGGCGAGGCCCGCGCCCAGTCAACCTTCGACCAGCAGCTGACGGACCTCGCGACCCAGCGCAAGGAAAAGCGGCGGGCGACCCTGCATGGGCTATTAGGTGGCGAGGCCGAGGCGCTGTCCAGCCTACCCCCTGAGAAGCGGGCGACCTACTACAAGAAGCACCTGCTGCCGGGCCTTAAGGATGAGGGCTTCGACGTCGCGGACATGGGGGAGTATGACGACAGCGTCATCAATCACTGGCGCCAGCTGGCCATGACCCCCGACCAACGGTCCACGGAGCGCATCGCCGGCGTGAAGGCCGACGCTGCCGCGAACAAGGTCGACCCGCAGCTGAAGGTCGATGAGCACGGCAGCTACGTCCCCGTTAACCCCAAGACCGGCCTGAACGCGGTTACGGGTCAGCCGGTTAAGGCCGCGCCCCAGACCTTCATGGCCCCGGGTGAGGGTGGGTTCTACACGGTCACCGTCCCCCGCGGCGGCACCGGCACGGCGACCCCAGTTCCAATCGGCCCGGGCGGGAAGCAGCTGGCGCCGGAGCAAAAGCCCATCCCGGACTCCGTGAAGGAAGCCGTGCGGACCAACGAGTCGCAGAAGCGCGTCGTTATGAACATCATGGGCCAGCTGGCCAAATTGCCCAAGGACTACAGCCCCACGAGCCCTGGTAAGCAGGCTGCGCGCGAGTACCTGCCCTTTGGCAACGCCATCGTCGACGCCGCGGACCCCCAGGGCATGAACGTGCGGCAGCTTATCGGGCAGTTGAGCTCGCTAAAAATCAAGGACGTGAGTGGCGCTGCGGTGACCGCGTCGGAGTTCCCGCGCCTGGCCCAGTGGATTCCGCAGGTCGGCGACACCAAAGAGCAGCTCACCTCGAAGCTCCAGAACTTCCAGCGCGAACTCGACGCCATCAACAGTGAGATGGGCCAGCAGTACGGTCAGGGCTCCGGGTACCGCCCGGACCCCATCCTGAGCCGCGAACAACCGACCAGCGGCACGAAGCCCTGGCAGAGGAGATGGTAATGGCAGCCCCCAAGGTTGGTGAAATCTACGACGGCCACCGCTTCAAGGGCGGGGACCCGAACGATGAGAAAAGCTGGGAGCCGGCGGACGCCGCCGGGGCGGCCATCGCACCGCAAAAGTCTGGTTACGTGCCCCCGCTTTCCCCGGAGCAGCAGGCCGAGAACGTCCAGGCCGGCCAGCGCGCCGCGTTCCGCGACCAGCCCAAGATGGACCAGTTCCTCGCGGGCGTGGGGTCATTCGCCTACCGCTTCCCGGGCATGGCCAAGCTGTCCCAGCTGGCCGGGCAGGGCAGCGGCGACGCCAAGGCGGAGCTGAAGGTCTACGACGACGCCTCCAAGGGTGCCGGGGTCGAGGACCTCGGGGAACTAGCCCCGGACATCGCCATGACCCTGGCGGGCGGCGGTGCCGCGACCAAGGGGCTCAAGCTTGGTAACCTAGCCATTTCGGCGACCAAGAAGGCTCTCCTCACGGGCGGTGCCCAGGGGTTGGCCTCGGCCGGCATCCACCAGCTCCAGAACGTCGGCAGCGGCGCGGGCTTCAAGCCGGGTCAGGCCGCGACGGAGGTCGCCCTCTCCGCCCTGCTCGCGGGCGGCGGCGCCAAGTTGGCCGAGAAGCTCAAGAAGGTCGCGCCGCAGGTGTTGCGGTCGGCGACCAAGCCGGTCCTCAACTCCATGGACGTGCCCAACCCGCCCGACTTCGAGGTCGCCCTCGAGAAGAACCTGGTGCCCTACATGGGCGGCCTCGAAGGCGCGGAAAAACGTGCCACGAAGGAGGTCGGTCGTCTGGGACAGCTTCGTGACCTCGCCGCCGCGGGCGCCACCAACCCAGTACCGGCACGGCAGGTTATGGGCCCAGGCTCTGGCTCGGCTGTGGAGGCTGCCGGCGATGCCCTGGCCAAGGAGTTCAATAGTACGAAGGGGAAGATGAGCAAGGAGGTGTTGGACGAGGCCCAACAAGCTCTGTCTCACTGGGACAAGCAGCTTGGCTTCCGGCCCACGGCTGACAACCTCGGGAAGATGTCCGTGGAGGACGCCCTCCACGCCCGGCAGATGATTGACCGGGAGGTGACCTTCCGCGAGAGCAACAAGACCCTGACGGACGGCTTCAACAAGGCCAGTGAGCTGCTGCGCACCAAGCTGAACGACGTCATCCGCAAGGAGTCACCCAGAACGGCGGAGCTGACCGATGAGATGGCGAAGGTCGTCCCGTTCGCGAAAGCGCTGGGCCGCCGGAACCTCCAGGCCGGCAACAACTACAAGGTCGGCCTGCTGGACCTGTCGTCCCTCGCTAGCGGCGGCGCCCTGGGCATGGCCGCCTCCAACCCCTCCATCGCGGTCCCCGCCCTGGCCATGTCGGCCCTGGCCGGCCGCAAGCTCACCTCCACCCCCGGCGGCGCGGCCATGATGTACGACGCCGGCCGCTCGCTCGCCGACGCGTCGGCCACCCGCAACACCTTGGCCCAGTTGGCCCGGTCCACCTACCACAAAGGAAAGCGCTAAGATGTCGACCTTGAACGCGACGTACCCGAAATTTAAAGCCTGGAAGGCCAACGGCTCGGCCCCGGCCGCCGGCTACCTCCTGTACACCTACGACTCGGGCACCACGACCCCCAAGGCGACCTACAACGACGTCGGCTTGAGCAACCCCCACGCCAACCCCATCGTCCTCGACGCCAACGGGGAGGCCAACATCTTCCTGGAGTCCGGGGCCTACCGCTTCGACCTGAAGACGCCGGCCGGGGGCCTGGTGTGGACCTTCGACCCCATCCAGGGACAGGGGGTGACCCTGGATTCTGTGGACTCCATCGCGGAACTCCGGACCCTGTCCCCGGGCGCCCGGATGGTCGCCAACGTGCTCGGCTACTACGCGGCCGGGGACGAGGGCGGTGGCACGTTCTACTTTGACCCCGCCTCCGCGGACGCGGAGGACTTTGGCGTCACCATCCTGCCCACCAGCGCCCCCGTCCTGGGCCGTTGGAAGCGCATCCTCGACAAGGAGGTAAGTGTCAAGTACTTCGGCGCCAAGGGTGACGGTGTGACGGATGACTACACGGCCGTGGGCCGGGCGGTCAACTTCGCCGGCGCCGCGGGCAACGACCTGTACTTCTCGAAGGGGACCTACGTCATCGGCACCAACCTGACGGTCCTGGCCGGCACCAAGATTATCATGAACGCGGATGCCATGCTTTCCCCCAAGGTAGGGGTTACCCTTACATTACGCGGCACTCTCCAGCTGGACCTCAACCAGCACTTCACCGGCCTCGGCACGGTCGTGTTCGCGCGCGGCGCGGCGGCCGAGTACTACCCGCAGTGGTGGGGCGCCGTGGGCGACAATTCGACCGACTGCGCCGCGGCGTTCAACGCGGCCATCCTCAGCATCTACACCTCCGGCGGCGGCCAGCTCCGGGTCCCGTCGGGCGAATACCGGCTCTCGGCCAACGTCCGCCTCCGGCGCCGGGTGGACATCCTCGGGGACAGCCGCGCCTACTTCTACCCGACCACGAACAACATCAAGATGTTCGACACGGACGGCGCGACCATCAACGACGACTTCAAGTTTCGCAACATTGAAATTCAGAATCCCCTGGCTAAGACCGGGGTAATCGGGGTTTACGCCGAGCAGGCGCGCCACAACGTGGTCTTCGAGAACCTGTTCATTGACTCCCTCGACCAGGGGATGGTGTTCACCAACCTCTGTTGGATGACCACCGCCCGTGAGTGCTACGTCTATGGCTGCCGCATCGGTTTCGAGGTGGGCAACAGCTCGCACAACTTCGTCTTCGACCGCTGCACGGCCTACGACTGCACGCAATACGGCTTCTACGCCCATGCGGAGGTCACGGACATCGAGCCGGTGTTGTTTAAGACACAGTTCATCGCCTGCCTGTCCCAGGGTAACGACCTGTACGGGTTCTACCTTAAGACCTGCGGCTACCCCAGCATCATCGGCGGGTACTCGGAGGCCAACAGCGAGGCGGACGTCTACGCCCTTTCCTGCCAGGCCCTGCACATGGACGGCCACTACGGCGGCTCCAACTTTGGCAAGACCCACCTCCGGCTGCGCTCTTGCGATGGCGCGAACCTCAACAACGTCTGCTGCCCGGGCGTGCGTACCTGCCAGCTCACCGGCACGGCCACCATCGGCAGCCCCACCCTCACGGGCATGAGCGACACCTCGGGCTTCCCGGTCGGCCTGGGGGCCCTGACCATCTCCGGGTTCGCCGGCACCCGGAGCGTCATCGCCCGGACCAGCACGACCATCACCCTGGACGGCAACTCGTCCGTCAACGGCACGGCCACCATCACGACGACCACGTGGACCTTCGACGTCGACTCGTCCAACGTACACGTCAATGGCTTCCTGCTGCGGTCCGCCTCCAACAACCTGCTGTCGGGCACCATCACGGGCATGCACCTGCAGGAGAACCTCAACGGGTCCACGCGCCTCGGCAACATCGGCCACGGCACGACGAAAATCTACGGGGTCATCGACACCTCCTCGAGTGCGTCGCGCCACTGGCACAGCCTGACCAACAACCGCTTTGACAAGAACGACGTCCAGGGGTCCGCGAGCCCCTACACGGTGGACTGCCGCACGGCCTATGACGTGCAGCGGAAGGCCGTGCGCGGCGGGGAAATCATCAACCTGACGAACCCGGAAGACGGGCAGGTCATGTACTTCATCCTCCGCGGGGCGTCGGACATGGGGACCCGCGCCCCCTCGGTGAAGATTGGCGCGTCTGGCTCGGAATACGACATCAACATGCTCGGGTCGGGCGCCGACCTGAACACCATCGTCGCCCTCGAGTACGACGGGGACTACGGGTGGATTGTCCTGTCGGACACCGGCTGGAACAAGTTCGGCTCCCGCCCCGTCGACGTGGAGGGCCTCCGCCATCGCTCGGGCTCCAGCGTGCCGGTCAGCGGGACCTGGAAAAAGGGTGACCTCCAGGACAACAACGCCATCACGACGACCAACGGCATCCACGGCTGGCGCTGCACGCAGTCCGGGACCTTCGGCAGCTTCAGCTCCCTGGCCAACACGACCAACGGGTCCCCGGTGCTGACGTCCGTGCCGACCCTCACGAACCTGAAGCGGGGTGACTTCATCAGCGTGTCCGGTGGCTTCCCGGCGGGCACCTACCCCCAGGTGTTGAGCTACGACGCCACCTTCGCGACCATCACCCTCGACACCGCGGCGACCAGCAGCGTGGGTGGGGTAACGGCCGCGCACAGCACCCCGCTCTTCGAGCGATACGGCCGCACCCTGGACAAGGATTTCTCCGTGTCCTACGCGCAGGCCGCGGGAACCAACGAGGTCATCTGCGAGAACACCGACGGCACGGCGACGGCCCACGCGAAGCTCCACGCCAAGACGACGGGGGACGGGGGCGGCAACCCGTCCGTCCACCTGGAAGTCCCGGGGTTCGGTTCCATCTCGCTGGGCATCGACAACGCCCTGGCGAACAACCCGGGGGTCTTGGCCTACGCGGGCATCCTAACGTCCGGGCAGCTCATGTACCTCTACCCCGCGGCGAACGGTGGCCTCCTGGCTAACGTGCGGCTTCAGACGAAGGAAGGCGCCAACGTCGCGAGCGCCGGGGACCTTACACTGGGGACGGCGGGTAACTTCTTCACCATCACGGGAACCACGACCATCAACGGCATCGCCATCGCCAACTGGCAGTCGGGCGCGGTCATCCGGCTCAAGTTCAACGGGGCCCTGACCCTGACCCACAACGGGGCCCCGTCCGCGGGGTTCGGCAAGCTACTGCTCAACGGCTCGGCGAACGGTTCGCCGACCGCGGGCAGCGTGTATACCTTCCTGTTCGACGGCACGAACTGGAATGAAACCAGCAAAATGGTTAGATAAGGAGGCCCCAGATGCTTACGGAAGAAAAGGTCGCGACGGTCGAGAAGGCCGGGGGGGTGCTCAACCTCTTCAGCCGGCATGGGCTGGCTGGCCTGGTTATCGGGGCGTTGTTCCTGATGCACGGCTACACCTTGTTCTGCGTGAACAAGACGATGATTGAGCTCATCATGGTGAGCCGGGAGATGAAGACCCTCATCCAGGAGCGCGTGCGGTGAGAATTATCTACCGGTCGCTCCGCGGCTACAAGTACGAGCTGTTGGAGACCTACGAGCTAGCCACGACCATCTGGCCGAAGGTGGCCTGTCGGCTATCCCACCTGGAGCTGTTGCCCAACGGCAAGCTCACCATCTACGTGGGCTACGCGTGGGACGGCCCCTCGGGGCCGACCGTTGACACGAAGAACTTCATGCGTGGGTCGCTGGTTCACGACGCCCTCTACCAGCTCATTCGCCAGGGGGCGCTGCCTGCTGAGGCCCGGGCGCCGGCTGACCAGCTGCTGCGACAACTGTGCCGGGAGGACGGCATGTCCGCCATCCGCGCCTGGTGGGTCTACGCCGCCGTCAGGGCGGCGGGCTGGCTGGCGACGTCCCGCCGCGTGGAGGGGCAGGACGAGGTGCACGAGGCCCCTTGACCTTGGGCTGGTTGAACACGACCAGCTTCTTCACGGCGACCTTCGGGATGGACACGACCTGCCCGTACTCATCGGTCGCCGGCGCGTGTGACAGGGCCAGGGTGATGAGGTCAGGGGTCTCCTTCACGAGGATGCCACAGGAGACCTCGGGCCGCGCGTCCTCCAGCTCGTCCGCCGGGTTCCACGCGTCCATGTGGACCGAGTCCACCCACTCGACGTAGGCGTAGCGCATCTCACCACCTCCCCGTGTCGCGGATGAAGATGGGGAACCGCCCGGTCTTGCCGTACTTGCTGTCGATGAGGTACATCGTCTGCTTGGGCGGCTCGGGCTTGAACTTCATCTTCAGGGACCAGGGGTTCACCCCGATGAGGCTCCCGTTCACGATGAACGACTCGCCGTCCGTGTACTGGTGGAAATGCCCCATGACGTCCAGGTCCGCCCGTGTCGCCTGGTTCCAGGCGGAGACCGCCTTGTTGATGGGGATGGTGATGCCGCCCACACCCCCGCCGTACTTGACGCCCTCCCCGTGGTGGATGCGCTCGATGAACTTGTAGCAGGTGAAGTAGGTGTGGTAGGCCTCGTCGATGATGAACTTGACCTTGTCCGCCGCCTCGTACCGCTTGGCCAGCATCTTGTAGAGCAGGTATTCCCACGAGTGGTCGTTGGCCGTCGCCGAGAACATTTCCTTGGTGCTGCGTCCATGGTTGCCGACCTTGCAGATGACGGTCCACCGGTACTTGGTGTGCTCCAGCAGGAAGTCGAGGCCGGCGGCCATCGCGTCGAACGCCAGGGCGCACGCCTTCGCGGGGCCCATGTAGTTGGTCGACTTGTTCTCCTCGTGCAGGTGGTTTGTAATCATGTCCCCGCCGAAGATGAGCACGGCGTCGTGGATTTTGATGTACGGCGCCTGCTGCTCGATGAGGGTCAGGCCGTTCTGGAAGAAGGCCTCGGCGCTAGCCTTGAAGATGTCCGGGTCGTACTTGTTGTAAATGCCACCCAGCTGGGCGGGGTCGACGCGCTCCTCACAGTGCCAGTCCGACGCCATGAGGTGGGGCACGGCCTCGTGGTCCCCGTCGCGCTGCTTCTTGATGAGGCGCTCAGCGGGCGCCCGCTTGTCGAGGACGGTCACGACCTCCAGGGCCGTGCGCAGCTCGTCACGCTCCTTCTCGGACTCCTTCAGGAGGGCCTCGGCCTTCGACGCGCGGCTATAGTCTGCCTTGACCTCACGGCGCTGGGCCAGGGTTTCCTGGGGCTTTTCCACGGGGCGGGCCGCCGCCAGCAGGCGGTTCCGGAAGGTGCCATCCGGCAGGCCCAGGGCCCGCGCCGCCGCCTTCTTGGTGCCGTGCTTCTTGAGCGCGTCCACGGCCTCCTGCTGCTGTTTAGGTGTAACTGGTTGCTGTGCCATCGTCATCCTCCTGCTAGGTGTTAAATCCACTCGCGCCAGGCGTCACCCAGGACGCTCGTCGCAATCTGTCGCTTGGCCCGGAGGGCCTTGATAATCTTCTCGTCCACGGTCTTCGGTGACACCAGGTCCACGTAGGTCACGGACTTGGTCTGCCCGATGCGGTGCGCGCGGTCCTCGGACTGCAGGCGCAGCTCCAGGTTGTAGTTGTTCGAGTAGTAGACGACGGTGGTCGCCTGGGTCAGGGTGATGCCGAAGCCCCCGGTCGCCTGGTTGCCCACGAAGAACCGGCAGGCGCTTTGGGGGTCCTGGAACCGCTGGACGGCATTTTGCCGGTCCGTGGTGTCAGTGCCCCCGTGGTAGGCCACCACCGCCTCAAGCCCGTACGCCTTCGCGAGGGCGTCATGAATCGCGGTGATGTCACGCCGGTAGGTCGCCCAGATGATGACCTTCCCGGCGGTTTCCTCAACCACGTCCAGGAGGGCGTCCAAGCGGTTGTTCTTAACATCGTGGACCGTGCCGGTGTCGTCGGTCAGGTGACCGCACACCACCTGGTGCAGCCGCAACAGCTTCGTGATGACCAGGGGCGCGGTCACCAACTCGCCGTTTAACTCGGCCAGGGCGTCCTCCCGCAGTCGGTCGTACAGGGCCCGCTGCTCGTCGGTCAGCTCGACCGTGTGGGTCAAGTACACCTTCGGCGGCAGGTCCAGGCAGTCCTCCTTCTTGACCCGGTAGCTCCAGGCCTGGATGGACCGGGTCAGGTTGTCCAGGTTCTTGTAGCCCACGATTTTCTTGAAGGCGCGCTGCCCGGCCGAAATTTGCACCATGTCCGCGTAGACGGCGCGGAAGGCGTAGTAGCTCCGGAAGCCCAACAGCCCCTGGCCGAGGACCTCGCACTGGGCGTACAGGTCCAGGGGGCTGTTGGTGATGGGCTCGCCGGTCATGATGCGGCGGTAGCGGCACAGGGCGCCCAGCTTGGCCGCCACCTTCGACCGCGCCGCGCCGGGGTTCTTCACCGTCGTGGACTCGTCGACCACCAGCATGGTCGCGAACGCCTTGCAGAACTTCTCGGCCAGCGCGAATGACCGCTTGAAGGCCAGCGACTCGACGTTCATGACGAGCACGCGCAGGAAGTAACCCCCGGGCCTCATGATGTCCTCGTACGTTTCCTGGAGCGGCTTCGACGCGGCGCTGTCCCAGTAGGTGACGTAACGCGGGATGTCACCCGGCAGGTGCGCGGGTATCTCGTTGTCCACCCAGTTGCGGTACGAGCCCTTGTTGCCGATAACAAGCAGGGCATCAATTTTTTGCTCGGTGAACAGGTGCCCCGCCGTGTCGATGGCGACCTTGGTCTTGCCGGTCCCCATCTCCATGAAGAGGGCGAAGGCGGCCATGTCCTTGCTGCGCTCGAAGGCGGTGAGCTGGTGCTGGAACGGCTTGGTTTTCATGGCGTACATCAGGCGCCCCCTGGGTTGAAGTGCTTGGCGGTCTGCGGGTTCACGACGTGCAGGTGGTGGCGGGCGCGGGTGGCCCCCACGTAGAAGACGCGGGCCTCGTCGTCCGGGTGCTTCTGCATGGACAGGTAGGTGCGGTGGGACATGTCCGTGAAGAGGGCTACGTTGTCCGCCTCGCCGCCCTTCGCGCCGTGGATGGTGCTGACCCGGATGCGCGCCGGCGCCTCGGGTGCGTCGCCCTCGGTAGCCGGTTGCCGCCAGGCGCAGGGGTACCCGTTGCGCTCGCAGTACTCCACGACCGGCCGCGCCATGTACCCGTTGCGGACCAGGATAAGCCACTCCCCCTGGTCCAGGGGCAGGTCCTCGAGGCCCGTGCGGTAGCTCACGCTTCCCACGTGGGTGGCAGGCCTAAACGCCTTGGGGCGCCGTTGCGCCACCGTCCCGATGAGATTAGTCGCAAAATTATGGACCGCACCTGAGATTCTGTAGCTTTGGCCGAGGACCTGAGGTGTGCCGGGCAGCGTAACAAAGGTGTCAACGTCGGCGCCGGACCAGCGGAAGATGGCCTGGTCGTCATCCCCGGCGACGATGGTGCGGGCGGCGTGGGCCATAAGCTTGTGAACCACCCGCCACTGGAGGGTGGAAAGGTCCTGGGCCTCGTCCACGAAAAGAATGTCCAGCTTGGGCGCATACCCCTCCTCGCAGAACCGGTGCAGCATGTCCGTGTAGTCGACCAGCCCCTGGGCCTTCTTGTACTTCTTCAGGGCGCGGGCCAGCTGCTCGAGCTCCCACCAGTCACTGTCCTCGCCGTCCTTCTCCCACGTCACCTCAAGCGGCTCACAGCGCACGCGGGACAGGCCCTCCAGGAACAGCAGCCGATCTCCCTTGGCCATGCCGTGCTGGCCACCCTCCTCCGGGTTGGCGCCCCCGGTCAGCGCGAGGCCCACGAGGTGGCCCAGCTCCTGGTAGTGCGCCTTCTTCATCACGGCCTGGGTGGACATGCCACCCTGCCGGAACGCCAGCGAGTGGATGGTGCGGAAGTAGGGCATGTCCTCCCGGGTGAACTTGAAGCGGCGGGCGGCGCGGTCACGGGCCTCCTCGGTCGCCTTCCGTGTGAAGGACACGAAGCCCACGCGGCCCGGGGGCGTGCCCGCCGCCAGTGCCTGGTCGACGTAGTTCAGCAGGGTGGTAGTCTTCCCGGTGCCTGGCGGCCCCAGGATGATGGTGGTCTGGCTCACCGGCCGTCATCCTCCGGCAGGTTAAGCCAGGCGAACAGGATGAAGACCAGGGCGCAGGCGGCGATGAGCTCCATTAGAAGTGCTCCTTGTCCTGGATGGGCGGCAGCTCGTGGGCGCCGTCCTGCTTCGAGAACTCCGGGAATGACCAGCACTTGACCTGCTTGTTCTTGAGCGCGAAGGTGTGGGCCTCGCCGCCGCGGTCCTGGAGGATGGAGGCGACCTGCGCGGGCTTGTATTCCCGGAAGTGCTGGCGCTCCAGGTAGGCCATGAAGTCGTTGAGCTTGAAGTAGTGGCGGCCGCTGTCATGCCACGGCTTCTCGGGGAGCAGCAGCTCCTCCTTGGCCTTGGCCTGCGCCTTGCCGGTGCAGAAGCGCTCGAGGTGGTCCAGCATCTGGCCGGCGGGGGTCGCGTCAGCCGGCGCCGGTACCACGGTCACGCCGGACATGAGGGCGTTGACGAGCTCCTGCCACTGCTCCCGCTTCAGGAGCGGCGGCATGCTGTTCAGGGTCTCCATGCACCGGCGCTGGAAGTTCATGGGGGCCTGCAGGTCCTCCGTTTTCAGCTCCATGCGGCCGCCGCCCTCGATGTCCACGAACCAGACCGGGGGCGTCGAGTCATACTTGACGAGGTTGGTGAGCTGGGGCATCCCGGTCATCGGGCCGATGCCGTATTTCCTGGTGCGGCAGAGGCTCATGTTGCAGTGCTGCTTGATGGGTGGCTTCGAGCAGCTGTAGCAGTAGCCCTTGCGCCCGGCGGACTTGACCACCCCGGCCACCTCGACGTCGGGCAGTGGCGGGGTCATGTAGCGCTGGTTCAGCTCGGCCACCTTGTCGACCCACGTGTCGGGGAACATCTTGCGGGCGAACACGGCCAGGTTAAAGAGGCCCTCGTTCCGGCTGCCCGGGATGAAGCCGCGCGCTCCGAGGACCTGCAGGCAGGGCGGCCCGTCCCGGAAGTCCTCGGCCACCGGCAGCTTAAGCTTGGTGAGCTGCTCGGCGGTCTGTCGGAGCCCCTCGGCGTAGTCGAGGAACTCGGTCGGCGACATGGGCGAGCCGTCACCCCGGATGGCCATGGCCGTCGTGGCCGCGCCGCCGAAGTACGGCATGTTAATCCAGTTGCCGATGTCCCCACGGTGCTCGGTCAGCTGGGCCTGCTTGGGGAAGACCTCGCAGCCGCCGTAGCCCAGGGTCGCCGACACCTCACCGAGCTTGGCGATGGCCAGCTTGGCGGGCACGGGCTCCTTGAGGAACAGGTAGGCGTGCAGGCCCCCGGACTTCGACTTGCAGGCCACCAGGGGCAGGTCAAGCTCGCGCAGGCGGCGCGCGACGTCGGCGTGGCTGAGCTGCCCGCCGTAGATGTCCACGTCGATGGCCCCGAACATGACGGTCGCGTCGTCCCGGATGGGGATGATGCCGACCCGGCGGGTGCCGTCGAGGTGGCCCTGCCACAGCTCGAGGGTCAGGGGCTTGTTGTGGGTCGTGGCCTTGCCGGTGAGCTTCTGCCCATCGTATTTGGTCCCCTCAACATCGTAGGTCCCGTAGCCCCGGGTTAAGCCGGCGAAGAGGGCCATGAAGCGTGCGGCGAGTTCCATGTCATCCCTGGCGTGCGGTTAAGGGACGGCCCAGCTGGGCCGTCCCCGTGGTTCTGTGAGCTTCGGGTTAGAAGTGCTTGCTGTCGCCGGTCGGGGCCGCGGGTGCCTCCGCGTCGACGTCCGGGGCCTTCGCCTTCACGAAGCCCTTCCGCACATCTTCCCAGAACTTCATCGCCGCGGCGAAGATGCCAGGTTCGGTCACGATGGTCGGGGCACCGATGTTCCAGCCGTACCAGGTATTGCTGTCCTTCTGCTCCAGCTTCGTGGTCGCCAGGTAGCTGTGCGAGAACGGCGGCGGCGTGAACTTGCCCGCGGGCCCGTCCATTTGCAGGGCCATCATCTGGCTGTTCCAGCGGCGCGAGACCTTCAGCTGAGTGCTGGCCATCGAGATGACCACACGCTCGAAGGCGCCACTTTCCTCGACGATGAGGGCGTAGTGGTAGGCCGTGGCCACCAGGTGGTTGCCGTTGGGCAGCATGTCGCGGCCCGTGACCGGGTCCTTGTGGCACTCGGCCAGCTTGGCATCGTCGTCGTACGAGGCCACGAAGCCGCCGCCGGCCGTCTTGGGCACCCACTCGACGTAGGCCTTGCGGAAGGCGCACGGGATGACCCGGATGCCCTTGTCACCCTTGTAGACGCGCTGGGTCACGCTGTTGTAGAAGTCGCCCTCCTCGGCGCCCTCGACCTTGCCCGGGCCCTTCTTGACCTGGGGGGACTGCGACTGCAGCACCATCAGGTACGGGATGGCGGCGTCCTGCACGGACATGCCGTCGAACCCGACGTTGGCCATGCTGGCCATCTCGGCCATGACCGCCGGCGGGGCGGCCTCCTTCTTTTCGACTAATTCCTTGCTCATAGTTTCTCCTTTCAACGGGTGATTTTGGCCTTGTGGCCGATGAACGCCTTGAACGTCTCGAGCGGGATGGCGTGGCCCTTCTCGACTTGCTCGCGGATGAACGCGGACAGTGTTTGGGGGTGGACCCCCTCCTTGTCCTTGTAGGACAGGCCTTCCCGGGTCAGGGTGGCCACGAGGTCCTGGGCGACCTGGTCCTGGCCCTTGCCGATGGGGACGGTAATTTCATGCTTGATGAGGTCGCCGTGGCCGTGCTCACGCAGCCAACCGTGGGCGGCGTCGCAATTCTCCGCGTCAATCTTGCCGCTGTAAAACGGCTTGACGACAACCTTGGCGCCATCCTTCGTGGTCACGGACGCGAGGCCGACCTCGGCCATGGCCTCCGGCAGGTCGTACTCCTGGACCTTGCGGAGCTGCTCCTTCTTGTCCTTCAGGCGGCCCTCGATTTCCTCGACCTGCTGTTCCAGGGCGAGCTGAAGCTCCACGAGGGAGGCGACCTTGCTGAGGTCCTTGTCCTGCGGCACGCTGGCCGCCGCGTAGTTGATGGGTTCCATGGGTCCTTTCTAGATGGCCAGGCGCTTGCCATGGCGGGTGATGAGGTACTTCTGGCCGTCCTTCTCGATGATGGCACCCGGCTTGTTCACCAGGCGCACGTTGACGGTGCGGCGCGGGTTGCGGTTGAGCCCCCGGACCGTCGTCCGCACCTCGCGGAAGATGTTGGACCCGGCAGGCACCCGGGGCGTGTTCTTGGCCATGTCGGTGTACTGCACTTCGAGCGTTTTCATTCTAGTTCTCCTGGATGTTGGCTTTGACGACGTAGTAACGGTGCTCCTGGCGGTCCCACTTCAGCAGCTTGACGCGGCCGTAGTTTCGTGACGCCGCGACGGCGGTCGCCAGGCCGATGGCCACGGGGTCCCCGATGCACAGGAGGTAGTCCTGGTCATCGAAGCGCATGAGCCGGCGGTGCAGCAGCTCCACGGCCAGGGCCGCGTCAAGCTGAATTTGGCCCGCGGGCAGCAGCACCGTGAGTTCCCCGTACTTCTCCGCGGGCAGCAAGTTACGTCCCGGAACCTCCTGGACTACGTAGACCATTTGAGCCCCCGGATGGCCGCCGCGAACGCGTCCCAGTCCCAGGGACGCGTCCCTCGCCACAGCTCGTGGGCGGCCGTGCCACGGGAGTTGAACAGCACGACCTGGTTGCCCTGGCGAACCAGGATGAAGATGTAGGCGCCGGCCTTGGCCGCGCTGGCGTGCCACGCGCGCTGGGCGGGGCGGAGCAGGGACAGGGGGCTCCACTCGCGGCCCTCGGGGGCGACCTTGAGCTCGACCCAATATTCCCACGAGACGTCCAGGGCGTGGACGTCCGGCATGCCGGAGCCCGCCACGTTCTCGACGCGCTCGATGAAGGCGCCTGGGAACTTATGGCGCACGAGCTGCCACAACAGTTGCTCCGGTTTCACCGTGACCTCCCATACTCCAGCGGGTCCGAACCACGGACGTGCTGGCTGATTTCGACTAGCATCCCCTTTACCAGGAAGATGCGCGCGTTGTTGTCGTTGCCCTCGGCGCCCACGGCCACCCCGTACTGGGGGTCGCCCATGAGATTTACCGCCCCGTAGAAGTAGTCGGCCATGCCGTACTTGTCAAAGATGGCGCGAATTTCGTTGTGAAAGGCCAATGTCTCCTGGTTATCCAAGGTTCACCTCCTTCGCCTCGCCCCACGAGGGGCCCAGCTCCACGTCCACCTTCAGGGGGACCTCCAGCTTGACGCAATCCAGCATGGCCTGCCGCACGCGCCGGGCGTGGGCCTCGTCGGCCACCGACAGGTCAAGCTCATCGTGGATGGTGATGTGCGGGATGTCCCCGGCCTTGTGCAGCTCGACCATGGCCGCCTTGACCATGTCGGCGGAGCTGCCCTGGACGAGGGCGTTCATGGCCTTGTGCACGAACCAGCGGGTAATCGGGTACCCAAATTCTTGGATGGCGTCCAGCCGCGGCAGCGGGCGTACGCCGGAGCTGTACTTGGTCGGGCCCCAGAGCTCGAAGTGGCGGCGACGGCCCAGCAGGGTCCGGATGTAGCCCCGGTCCTGGGCAACCCGGGTGCACTTGTCCCCGAGCAGCTTCACGAAGGGCACGCTGGCGTGGTACTGGTCGTAGAGCTCGGTGACCTCCTTCATGGAGCGGCCGAGGTCAAGCGCCATCTTGGCCTTTCCCATGCCGTAGGCCAAGCCCAGGTTCATGGCCTTGGCGTCCTTGCGGGGGATGTGGGCCATCTCGGCGACCATCTGGTGGTAGTCGGTGTCGGGGTTCTCGGTGTACCGGCGGCGTGCCTCGTCGGACCCACGGAAGCCTGAGAGGTAGGCGTAATGCACGGTCACGCGGGGCTCCTGCTGGGAGTAGTCGCCGACCATCCAGAGGGCGCCGGGCAGCGGGCGGTAGATGCTCCGGATGAGCGGCGCGAGCACCGGGTCCCGGGCAGGCACCTGCTGCATGTTCGGCAGCTTCGACGCGAAGCGGCCGGACACCGTGCCACCGTCGTCGTCACGAGACTGCATGAAGGAGGGGTGAACGCGGCCCCTGTGCTGCATCTCGAGAATTTTCTTTTGGATGAACACGCCGCCGCCCCGGTTCAGGCGCCGCACGCGGAGGACGCCCTGGAAGAAGGGCGTCTCCTGGGCCTCGAGCCACTCCGCCTCAAACGACGGGTTGCCCTTGGCGGTCATGGGGTATTGGAGCCCCAGGCGGTCGCAGGCCTTCTTGATGTCGTCCCCGGACCACACGTCCACGGCCTGCCCGGCCAGGGAGTCCAGCCGGTTTTGGGCCGCCGCCTCCTCAGCCTCGAGCCGCTTGCGGACCTCGTCGGCGCGGTCGAGGTCGACCGGGATGCCCTGGAACCGCATGTCCAGCAGCAGGTCCACGAGGGCCGTCTCCAGCTCGAACACCTTCCACAGCTCCTGCTCCTTCAGCAACGGCAGCTGCTTGGCGAAAATCTTGAGCGCTAGGGTCGCGTCCATCTCGGCGTACGGGCCCACGACCTCGGCGGGCATCTGCCACAGGTTGGCCTTGACCTTCGCGGCCGGGATGCCGTGCTCGACGGCCCACTCGTTGAGGCCGTCCTCCGCCTTCCGCTGGCCTAGGTAGTCATGGCCGAGAGCGTCCAGCTTGTAGGTCCGTCGATTTTCATCGAGCAAGGCCTCGGCGATTTGCACATCATACTTCGGGCCACGGACAGCAACGCCACTGGCTCGGAGCCACTCAAGGTCATAGAGAATGTTCGCCCCAACCTTGGGGTTGTCACCACCAAGGACGTCCTGAAGCCAAGCCAGGACCTGCGCACGGTCAAGGTTGCCTCCCCCATCGTGGCCAATTGGGTAATAGCCTTGAAAAACGTCGGTTGCCACGGAGATGCCGATGACATAGCCGTCTCCTCTCACGCCCCCAGGTCCGAGGGTCAGCAGGTTGGGGTCCCGGGTCTCAAGGTCAATGCCCACGATGGGCGCCAACCGCAGGTCCGGGAACTCGGTGGGGGCGGTCCAGCTCATTATTTCACCAGCCCGCGGAGCTCGTCGACCAGGAAGTTGAGCCGGCAGGCGTCGAACTCGCCCTTGGCCAGGTGCCACAGGTGGGCCACCAGCTCCTCGTGGTCCTCGAACTGCATGGGGTCGAACTCCGGGGAATCGAACACCTGGTTTATGAAATTCAGGCCGTACTCGGCCCGCTCCCGGTTTTCCTCGTAGAGGTGCTGGGAGGCCGCGTTGAAGTGCATGACCCCGGGCCGCACGGCGTCACCGGTCTTGTCCCGAAGCAGCAGGCACACGTAGCCCGTCAGCATGCTGAAGTTGAACCAGTCGTAGGGCACCCCGAGCCACACGTCCGACGACCGCATGTTCACGAAGCAGTCGAGCTTCCCGTCGCGCAGCATAAACTGCACGGTCAGGGTGCAGGGCACGTCCTTAGTGATGGGCGGGTTCGGACGCCAAATCTCGATAACCGCCTGGCGGGTGTCGGGGTCGTTCACGAGGGCCGCGACGACGTGCCGCACCTGGTCCCGGATGCGCGGGCCGTAGGCGCCGAAGAAGAACACGCCGTCGTCGCTGAACCGGCTGATGACCTTGCTGTAGGGGGCGATGGTCGCGACGCGGTTGTCCCCGGACAGAATCCAGGCGGCCTCGGCGCACATGAACCGGTAGCCGAGCTTGCGCATCTCGTCGACCACGACGGGCCGGGCCATGTCGAACTTGGTCACGTGGCCCAGCAGCTCCTTGGTGAGCTTACCGCGGGGCGCCACGATGTCCCCGTTGTCGATGATTTTATTGAGCAGGTTACGCCAGGCGTAGTGGGCGATGGGAATTCCGGGGCGCATTATTTCTCCTCCGACAGGGCGGTTTTGAGCCAGGTGTCGATGTGGGCCGACTTCTTGGTGAAGCGGCGCAAGTACTGCGGGTGCGGCATGAAGCGGTAATGCCTCGGCAGGCCCAGGCGGATGTAGGCAGCCCGCGCCTCCTCGCCCATGACAACGGGGATGAGCTCCTCCGTGTCGACCAGGCGGCAGATGGTACGGTAGCCGTGGGTGTCGTTGATGTTGACCCAGCAGAGCTGGGTCTCGTCGACGTTCAGGCGGCCGAGGGCCTCGGTCAGGTACAGGCTGGAGTTGCGGTAGCCGAAGAAAGGCCAGCTGATGCCCCGGTACTTGGCGTCCGAGGGCCGGTCCCCGACCATGACGAACTTGGCCCGGGGGGCGTACCCGAGGAAGTTGTGGAACTTCGTGTCGAGGGCCATCGGGACCTGGTTCGCGCGTTCCCACTCGAGGCGGGTGAGGAGGCGGGCGGCGAACCCGGGCAGGTCGGTGCCCTCCTGGTGGAGGTGGTAGGGCAGCACGTCACGGCGGCCAAGTAACCCGCCCTGGCGGATGAGTTGCTTGACGTAGTCGTCCGTGCCCCCGAGGTCCGTCTTGGTCGTGGTGCCGTGGTAGGCGTCGTGGTACCGCCCGGCGACGTTGGTCGTGTCGGCGTACATCTCCTCACGCTCCGTGCGAAGCTGGGCGAACCGCTTGGCGTAGGCGTCGAGGTCCTCAGCCAGGCACATGACGGTGAGGGCGGCGTGCTTGCGGGCGACCCGCTCCAGGAACCGGCCGACCAGGGGCCACTTGGAGCCGCCCCGGTACTCGGCGCCGTAGATGGTGTCCGACAGCCAGCAGCGGTCGAGCACGACCAGGTGGTCCCGGGAGAGCTCGATGGCGTGCTTCAGGATGGCCGTGTGGTACAGGAACATCTTGTCCTTGTACCGGTAGGTGGCGTGGAGGTACCGGGCCTTGTAATTGGCCTTCAGGTGCTCGGCCAGGGTGGTCTTGCCAGTGCCGTCGGCGCCCTCGAGGATGATGAGGCCGTTCATGCGAGCACCTCTGGTGCTAATACTGGCGCCGCCATCTTGTGCTCTTTGACCATCTTCTGGACGCAGGTGAGGCAAACCTCACCATGGTTGATGATGTCCTTGGTGCCGACCAGGACCTGGACCACAATTTCCACGTCCCGCATCCGGCGGCGGATGTTGACGGTCTGACCCGCCATGTTCTCGCCGTCCTTGAGCTCACGGCCGCAGCCGTCACACTTCCTTACCAACATAACCGACCCCTTTCTGGATTGCGCGTATCTATATTCTAATGCGAGGGTAACCCTAAGTACACACCTTTTTGCAGTCGCGACAGGGTCACCTTGTAGGAATTTTAGGTCCTAGAAGGTCCCCGAAGGTCGGGGCGACCCAACCCGGCGGCTTGACGCAATCGTAGGGGCTGCCCCGCTTGGATTGCGACACGTCGGTCACGCGGACCTTCTGCATGTTCGCCGCGTGCACGCGGCGCCAGGCCTCCCACCAGATGATGGGAGAGCGGCCGCGGGCGTTGACCGGGGTCAGTCCCCCGAGGCCCATCTGGGCCGCCGTGCCGAGGGCGACGTAGACCAGGTCGACGAGGCCGTCGATGGCCTTTTCGAGGTCTTCCGCGCTTTGGTGGTTACTGAACTTTTTGAACTTGATGTCCAGCGCCCCATCCTTGCCATCGTCGAGAAAGTAACCGCAGGCGTTCGCCAGCTCCTTGAGCTCCTCGAGCAGGAAGTTGAGGCGTTCGGCCATCCGGCTGTCGGGCAGGAACCCGGGTTCCCGGTTCTCCGGGATGTCGAACTTACGTTGGAACTGCATGACGTCGTGGATGCTGCTCATGTCAGGCTCCGTGCGAACTCGGGCCACATGGCCGACGAGGAGTGGGACACGTCCGTGTAATACGCCGGGGACGCGAAGAAGTGGCTCTTGGCCACCGCGTTCGAGCCCACGACCCACAGGCAGTTGCGGGACTGCGCCGGGAACAGGGGCGCCAGGATGGTCGCCAGGTAGTTCACGTCGTAGTACTCACGCAGGCGGTTGAAGGCGCCGCCCAACATGGCGTCAAGCTGGCCTTGGTAGTCCCGGATGGAGGCGAAGGTCCCGAAGTGGTCGTGGATGCACAGGTCGCTGTGCTCGATGAGCGCGCCGAAGGCGCCATAGCTCATCTCGTTGACGTGGTTCGCCGCCGCACCGACCTTGGCGTCATAGCAGGGGGTGGACAGGAACGCGCGACCGCCGGGGGCGAGCAGGCCCGAAATGGCCTTCAGCATGATGACAACCTGCGCGGGCTCCACGTGCTCGAGGACCTCGAAACAGGTGATGACGTCGAACTTCCGGGTGTACACGTCCTCCGGCGCGGCCTGCGGGAACATCATGCCCCCGTGCAGCTTGATGGGGAACTTGCCGGTGTGGAACATGGCCGGCACCTCGAGCTTGTTGTAGTCCAGCCCGGTGTAGCTCCCGGTCTCCGGGATGAGGCGGGAGGAGTACATCAGCTTGGCGAGGGGGACCTCCTTGCCACAGCCGATGTCGAGGATGTGGGCGGTCTTGTACTTCTGGCCGGCCTGGAGGTGCTTGGCCACGTGCGTCCAGCGGAGGCAGTGGGCGATGTAGTCCCGGTGGATGAACCCCCGGGCCTCGGCCTGGTCGATGCTGAGGTGGGTGTTGTCGAGGTGCTTGCCGCGTTCGTTGGCCATCTTGCTCTCCTTTCTTAAGTTGTCGCAGGACTTTTAGCCGTGCACTTAGGTAATATACCCTCGCGCGGGCCAAAAGGTTGTCGCAATGTTACTTCAGGCACGCCTCACGGAACTTCTTCATGTCGAAGTTGGGGCAGCTCTTCCCCTCCTTCTTCCCGGACGCGGTCTCGCAGTGCCCCAGGACGTTGGTCGTGGGGATGTTGTGCGCCCGCTGGAGCTCCTTGACGAGCGACGCCAGGGATTCCAGCTGGGCCGACGTGAAGGTGTCCTTGCCCACCAGGCAAATGCCGACGGAGTTCTCGTTGTACCCGAGGCAGTGGGCGCCGACCTCGTTCTCGGCGACCATGTCGTCCTGGTCCATGTACCGCCCCGCCTCGATGGAGCCGTTGGCGGCCTCGACGTAGAAGCCCGGGCCGAACTGTCCGTTGAGAATGACGAAGTGGTAGCCGATGTCCTTCCACCCCTTGGCCTGGTGCCACTGGCGGATGGCGCGGGCGCAGCCCCACCGGGAGTCGGAGCAGTGGACGATGATGTTGGTTAGGCGCGACATGTCAGCCTCCGAACAGCTTGGGGTTGTTGATTTGGTCGCGGCGGGTCTCGATGAAGTCGACGAACTCACGGATGACCTCGTACAGCTCGACGCGGCCCGGCTCCTCGTAGGTCTCCTCGTACACGTTAACAAAGTCCGTGACGAGGTAGGTGAACTTCTTGGCGTGCTGGGCGCAGGCCAGGTAGGTGGCCCGCTGCCAGCGCCGCGCGAACTTGCCGGGGTAGTATGACCCGGTCTTCAGCTCCCAGATGCGGTCGGGCGCGACGTAGTCCGCGAAGCCGTAGACTTTCACGTCGTAGGCGCCGAACGGGAGGCGGGCCTGGAGGTACTTCTGCATCTGGGAGCCACGCACGCGGTTGGCGATGTCCAAGGACAGGTCCAAGGGAAACTCGAACCCCTTGTGGGCAACCTTGTTATTCGAAGACTCGATGGCCATCTTTTGAGGAATCTTACAAAGGTCGTCTATGACGTCGTTAAAAGCCGTGCCCCGCTCCATGGCCGGTGTCCCTTTGAAGGGCTTCTTGTTGAGCTTGTCCATGAGCTCGCCGAGGGCCTTGTCGCCGCCGCGGTCCTTCCACCAGGTAAAGGAGTCGAGCAGGGTCGGGTAGATGTTATACTGGCGCATCAGGGGCCTCCTCAGGCTTTGTCGCAGGTTCAGGGGGTAGGTCACGGGCGGCGAGCTCCTTCTCCAGGGTCGCGAAGGCGGCCTCGAGGTTGCGGCAGAACATCCCCAGGGCCAGGGGCGTGTCGAGCAGCTTGTTCAGCGCCGCCAACAGGCACTGCTGCACCTGTCCCAGGTCCACGAGGTCCTCGGCGACCTCCATGCCCTGCAGGTGCATGACGTGACGGGCGTCCAGCTGGACCTGGTCCGGCACGCGTTGGAGTATCTTACCCACGGGGGCCCTTGACGGGGCGGCCCGGGGATGGCCTGAACGTGGCCCAGTCCGGGATGCGTTCCCAGGTCGCGCCGCAAATGGCGCAGAGCGCGCGGCGGTTGACATCTCCCAGGTCATCGTCCCACTTGGTCTGCTTGATGATGGCGGACGCCCCGGGCGGGAAGGCGGGCGCGTGCGGGCAGCTGCGCGTCAGCCACCAGCGCTTGAGCTGGGTGAGGAGTCGGGTGAACATTTGTCGCAATTCCTTACCGGGTGAAAAAGTAGGCGTGAAGGTGGGTGTAGCGCACGTAGGCCTGGGCCTGGTCGCGCGGCGGGATGTACACGCGGGAGCCGGCGTCGCTGAAGAAGGAGGCCAGCTTCTCGTACTCGGCCCACTCGGCGCCGCGCTTCTCGACCTTGTTCATGTTCAGCTGCATGGCCCGTCTCCTTAAAAGTTCGGGGGTTTTGTTTCCGCGCGCCTTTCAGGCACTTCGCGGGGGACCCCGTACCCCCGGCCGTTTGTTTATTCTGGTCGGCCACCAGCACCTGGGCGGGAATGGTTTGTACGCCCCACACGACCCCAGGATTATGCCCGCCCAAGCAATCACACCAAGGCCACCTACCTGCCCGCTAGCGGGCTGACGCCATGGACGTCGGCGAGTGGCTCAATGGCGCGCGGCCTGTTCCCCACCGTAAGGTTGGCGTCGATAGCCGGGGGTTAGGGACGGGCATTCTCGAAAAATTTTGCGGGACGGGCGGCCTCACCGGCGTCCACGTCCCGCGGCCCCGCAAGCGGGACCCTTGGCCGCGTGTTAGGCGGCGGGTTCCTCGACCTTCGACACGGTGAACAGGCCGGACTTCTTCCAACCGTACATGTAGAAGCCGATGACCTCCGAGGGCGTCTGCTTCGTGAGCAGCGACTCGGGCGACAGGCGGGCGAGCACCTTGGCGCGGTCGGCCTTGCCGCCGTTCGCGTCGGCCTCGGCGCGGATGGCGTCGATGATGGCCTGCTGGGTGCGGTTCAGCTTCTCGTCGCCGGCGAGGTCGCGGGCGAAGCTGAAGTAGGTCACCTTGCGGACCTTGGCCTTCTTCGCGCGCTTGGGCTTCTCGGCGACGGGCGCCGCGGCTTCCTGGGTGCTGGTTTCATCGTTCATGATATACTCCTTGGTGAGATGGGCGGGTTGTTACCCCGCGGGTGCTCTTCTAATATAACACCACGCGGGCCATTAGTACACGAAAATCTTGTCGTAAGGTGCCATTGCGACAGGTTACTCGCCGTCCCCCGCCAGCGGGCTGATGACGCCCAGCAGCTCGAGGTTGCGGTGGTAGTAGCGGAAGATGCGCCACGGCTCCTGCTTGGTCTTCAGGTTGAGCTTGACCAGGAAGGCCTCCACCTGGTCCGCCGACAGCGCGGTGGTCCCCAGGGCGGCCTCACGCAGCAGCCCCTGGGCGATGAGCGCGGCCTGCGGCGGCAGCGTCGACAGGTCGACCTGGACGTTGTGGAGCTGGAAGCCCTTCAGGCGCGGGCGGGTGCCCGCCTTTTCCTGGCGCGGCCGGTCCGGGGTCACGACCTCACGGCTGGTTACGGGCGCGGCCTCGGGCACCAGGTCCGGTGCCAGCATGGGGTTCGGCTCACGGGGCGGCAGGTCCGAGAGGTCCTCGGGCGCCGCGTGGAGCTGCTTCTCCGCCTCGATGATGAGGTCCCGCCAGAGCTTCGGGACGACCTTGTCCTTGGCGGACTTGGCGGACTTGGCGGGCACCGGGGTGCTGCCAATTTTCTTTGAGATGGCCGCGAGCTGCACGAGGGTGAACTTCTTGGCCAGGTCCGCGGGGTCCGTGACCAGGGTGAGCTTGTCCCGGCGCGGCCCCGTCTGGGCGGTACGCACCTCGTAGGTCTCGACGTCGATGAATGCCAGCATGTCAATTCTCCTTGCTAGTGGGTGGGGGTGTCGGTGTCAATGAACTCGTAAACATCCATGCGGTAGCGCTCGGATTCCAGGTCGGGCTGGTACGCGCGCTGCAGGGCGGCGAGCTTGAACTCCGCCATCTCGCGCGTCTCCCAGGAGTTCTCCCGGTAGGGCTTACTGGACAGGGCCCGGGGGCCGACGAAGAACTCAAGCCCGTTGCGGGTGATGACAAGGATGCAGTAGCGTTTCACATGCCCTCCATAATAATTCGGTCGGCCAGGTTACGAAGGTAAATCGCGGCCGTTATCCGCGCCAATTCCTCGGACTCGCCGCTGCGACGGGCGAGGTCCTTGATAGCCCAGGCGGCCGTTTTCAAGGTATCAAACGCACGGACCTTAGCCGCCGCGACTTGTTTCTGTGTCATGGCTTTCTCCTTGCTCGTGTTCATGTTACCAGTCTCCAAAGGTGCAGACCGGCCCGCAGCCGGCCCTGGTGCAGTCGTGGGCACGAATCTCCGCCAGGTGCCGGGCGTCATCTAGCGCCTTCCGGGTGTTCGCCCAGGCGCGCGGCTTGGCACCGGCGAGCAGCTCCCGGCAGCGGGAGCAGGCCGGGTCCTTGCGGCCGAAGGTCATTTTGCAGGTGTCGCTGTGCTTGGTGGTCGTCGTGTTGCTCATATCTATAATATACCATAATGCTAGGTTATCGGGCATAACTTTGGCGCGAGAAAAGTGAAACTTTAAGTTCCAGCTATTCACGGGCGCCCTGCCAGTCGTACCCGCGCAGGTCGGCCTGAACCGCGGCGACAATCTCCGCGCGCGTCGCGTCATCCAGCGGGAGGTTCCCGTCCAGGGGCGTGACGTCCTGCTTGCCGAAGCGGTGCATGAAGACCGCGAAGACGCGGCCGCCGAGAGTTACCCGGAACCCGGTGCCCGTCGCCAGGCGGCAGAAGCTTTCGACGTGTATCTCAGTCCCAACCATCACGGCCGTCCTTTCTATGGCGTTCGGGTTAAAAGTAGGTTTTCCGTTGGTAACCGAACAACCTTTCGTGCGTCAGCCGCAAACTCGCGACAAGAGCAGCGCGGCCGGGAGGATGACGAGGAGCTCCAGGAGGAGCCCGATGAAGATGGCCTTGGCGAAGTTCATCAGTCGTTGAACCCGCGCAGGATGGGTGCCGGGATGAGCCCACGGATGAGCTCGCACTGTGCCTGCCGCTCCGCTTGGCGCGCGGC